AAGAATCCCAAACAACACCCTGATAAACAATTACGGTTGCTGGAAGAATCAATAAAGCGCTTTGGTTGGACAAATCCCGTTATCCTGTCGGCTGATAATGTTATCCTCGCGGGGCACGCAAGGGTTAAGGCCGCTATATCTGCCGGGAACGATACGGTTCCTTGCATAAGAACCAAGTTAACCGGAGCAGAGGCGGACGCATACCTGATAGCAGATAACCGTCTCTCGGATCTCGCACCATATGACAGGGATATCCTGGCAGAACTCCTGGGAGAGTTGCCTGATGATCTCGCTGAGCTTACAGGGTTTGACTCTTCAGATATTGACGCACTTCTTAAGGGTGAAGATATTTCGGAGATTGATAGGTTTATATCAGATAAAATACCAGATTTTCAACCAATACCAGAAGATGAAGTGCCACGACTAGACGAAAAGAAGAAAGCAGTATGCCCGGAGTGTGGTCATGAGTTTACGCCTTGATTGGTGCAGTTACGAAGCGGCAAAATACGCGTGTGAGAAATGGCATTATTCAAAATGTGTACCTAAAAGCAAATTGGTAAAAATTGGAGTTTGGGAGAATGAAATTTTCATTGGGTCTGTAATATTTGGGGTCGGAGCAACCCACGATTTAGTAAAGCAATATGGATTAGACGCAATTGAGGGATGTGAATTGGTGCGGGTTGCATTAAATAAACATGAGTATCCAGTGACCAAAATTATATCCATTTCAATAAAAATGTTAAAGCGTGCGAATCCAGGCCTTAAATTAATAGTGTCCTTCGCAGATCCTGAACAAACTCATATGGGGATAATATATCAGGCCGGAAATTGGGTTTTTAATGGAACATCATCTGCATCTGATGAATACATATACAAAGGAAAGCGATGGCAGGGGCGTTCGTTTAGAAATAAATACAAAGGTATGGAACATCACCCAGCCGTTAAAATTGTAAAAGGATCTTCAAAATACAGATATCTATATCCCCTTACCGATGATATGCGTTCAAAGATTGAACCATTGAGGAAACCATATCCTAAAAGGGCGTCAGTAGTTCATACCGTAGAACAACCAGCATACCAGCAGGGAGAAGGGGGTTCAATTCCCACCCTGACGCATACATGAGAGTATAACAATGGCTGAAAAAAAGAAACATCCTGGGGGAAGGCCCCGTATTAAGATTGATTATGCTGCATGTGAGAAACTAGCTAGAATAATGTGTACACAGTCAGAGATCGCTGAAGTGTTAGGAGTATCCCTATCTACATTGGAACATGATAAAGAGTTTTTGCGGATTCATAAAAAGGGGATTGAAGCAGGCAAGGCATCACTGAGGCGTATGCAATGGAAGTCTGCCGAAGGCGGTAACGTGACGTCGCAGATCTGGCTAGGTAAGCAGTACCTCGGGCAGCGGGATAAACAGGAAGTAGAGCATTCCGGAACAATCAGCTGGATGGACCTGGTAAAACATGCAGAAACAGATCCCGAAAAACAGTGAGGCAGCAGTCCGACGGGCACAACAGGATCCGGTCTGGTGGGTCCGTGAGGTCCTCGGGCACGAACCATGGCAAAAACAGATCGAGATATTCGAGTCGGTCAGAGACAACCGGGTCACAGCAGTCAAGTCCTGCCACGGGGCAGGCAAGAGTTTCTCTGCAGCCTCAATCGCTCTCTGGTATTTGTACACTCATAGGCCGGCTATTGTTCTTACAACTGCCCCAACTGACCGACAGGTGAAAGGAATCCTCTGGAAAGAGATCCGAATGAGTCACCAGCGGGCAAGGTACCCGCTTGGCGGCCAGTTACTCACCCAGGAACTAAAACTAGAGCCAAACTGGTTTGCCTGGGGGTTCACCGCTCCAGACTACGACCCGGACCGGTTTCAGGGGTTCCATGAGATTCATTTACTTGTTGTCGTAGACGAAGCCTCGGGCGTATCTAAAGAAATATACGAAGGTATCGACGGGGTTTTGACGTCTGATGAGTCCCGGCTCCTCATGATAGGCAACCCGACAAACCCCTCCGGACGGTTTGCAAAAGAGTTTAGAACGGCAGGAACGAGCAAAATATCAATATCTGCATTTGATACCCCGAATTTTACTAATTTTGGCATAACAGAACAGGATATTGTATCAAATACCTGGGAAGAAAAGATCACAAATGATCTTCCTGCTCCATACCTAGTGACGCCCCGGTGGGTCGCCGAACAGGTCAAACGGGGCTGGACACAGGAATCCCCGCTGTACCTCTCAAAAGTCCTGGCACAGTTCCCGGCACAGTCAGACGACACGCTCATCCCGCTGCACTGGGTAGAGGCCGCAGTCGGCCGTGATTTGGCAGCATCAGGACCGACGGAGCTTGGGGTGGATGTTGCCCGGTATGGGTCAGACCAGTCGGTGATTGTCAAACGAAAAGGCCCGGTGGTAGAGATCCTGAAAACCATTCAGAAAAGTGATCTTATGGAACTCACCGGCCAGGTAATACAGGCGATCCGGAGCACTGGTGCCACCATGACAAAGATCGATTCGGTCGGTATTGGTGCCGGTGTGTACGACCGACTGAACGAACAGGATTTTGCCGTATTAGAAATGCAGGCAGGGGGGCAGCCGTCCGATCGTGACCAGTTTGTGAACGCTCGGGCCGAATGGTATTGGGGGCTTCGTGAACGGTTTGATCCGGTTACTGCTGCCATCTCAATCCCTGACGACGACGAACTCATCTCTCAGCTGGCAAACATCAGGTATAAGATCAACAGCCGTGGCCAGGTATTGATCGAGAGTAAAGACGAAATGAAAAAGCGGGGGCTGAAAAGCCCTGACAAGGCCGACGCGGTTATGTTGGTCTTTGCCGGCCGCGACTATGAACGAGGCGACGAACCAACCCCAGACGAGGCACTCGGAGACCTGGCAGACATACCGGATCTCGGCTGGCATGGAGGAATACCGGGATTAACATGAGATCACAAGTGGGCAAACTAGGGGATCACCGATCGATCCGGAACAAAGAACCGACACCGAACAAACCAGAAGAACGGCCGGAAGAAGGGACCATATACCTGGACTCGTCAGGCAGATGGTACACCGCTCCAAAGATCGACGCGGATCTCATCAACAAATACCGGAAGAACATTTACCTGAAAGGCGCTCTGGACAAGATCCAGCGATTGCTGTTCAACAAACGGCTGATCATCAAAGCCCTCAACCGGGACGGCGAAGTAGACCCGGACCTCTCAACCACGCTCACTAAAATGGCCGATGCCCCTGACGTCAGGCTCTGGTACAAACTTCAGCGGGTGTGGCGGAACACCGCTGAATGGGGGCCGTCGATTCATAACCCGGTCTGGGAATATGTCGGCAACGAGTACCGGCTCACAAAACTCAACATACTCCCCCCTGAATCGTTCTCATCGTCCGGGGGGTCATATGCAGCGATCCGAAACACGATCCTGCCGGGGATTATTTTCAATACTGACACAAATGAAACCGAGTTCTGGCAGAGACAGTCGGCTGGCAAGATCAGGCGACTGCATAACGTCACCATGGTCACGGACCCGCTGTCCGGTGAGTTCGGGGGTAGCCCGCTGGTCCTGCCGGTTATTCCTATTATTACTATGTTGGACTTTGCATGGGGGGCACAGATGCAGAAAGTCAACCTGCTTGGTGCAGGCGGGCGGTTTTTCATCAAGGTTACGAACCCGAAGAAGGATGACAAAGCCTACGCCCAGAAAATACTGCGGAACCTGAGCAAAGGGACCGCATACCAGCTCAGAGAAAACATGGAGGTTGTCGCCCCGCCGATCTCGGAAACGTCGTCAGCCATTGAGACCATAGGGGTCCTGCAAAACCTGATTATTGACCATTTCAGCCCGTCGAGCAGCATCCGCAAAGAGGGCGGGCTCATCGGTAACAACGCCACCGCCGAGTGGGAGATGTACCAGGCGTTCATTTCCGGGTCCCATGCCTGGCTGGCCGAAGCCGCTGAGATGATCCTGTCAGACTATTTCGCCCCGAACGCGTTCGATGGCTACTCTGTGCAGGTCGAGATCCCGTCGCCGTCGCTCGACAGATCAGAGTTTCTGCTGAAAGCACTTGATTCAGCCCAGACCAACGGCCGGATCACCCTGGCCGAAGCCCGGTCCATGTACATGGATCTCGGGCTGGCCCTGTCTGAGCTCACCGACGCTGAACTGGCAGAACTTGAGTCAGGCAACCAGGACCAGATGCTGCAGAAAGCTCAGCTGGTCGTTGACGCCATAGCCAGCAACGACATGGACCCTGAACACCTGATCGACGAATCAGCAGCGAAAACGATCCTCAATAAAGCCCTGGGGTTACATGGCAAAGAAGACAAAACGTGATCCGACTCAATCAGAATGGATCTCAAACAAATACGCCCGGGATCTGCAAAAAGCGATGAAACAATACCAGGCCGGCATGGTTGATCTCATGGTTGAACATGCCGACAACCTGGAACAGATGCGAGAACAACTCGACGAATACAAGACAGCCGCCATTACCACCATATTCAGACCGCTCGCAGAAAAATACGTGACCCTCGCGACAAAACAGGGCGGGAAATTCGCACAACTGCAACTAAAGCATGTCAAAACCTAAAGTCCCGGTAAACCCAAAAGCCCTTGCTGCCCTGATTGAACGGAACCTGTCGTATTTCGAGGGGCTGGTAGATGACACACGAAAAAAAATGATGGCCGTTTTAACCGACGGGTTGACGCAAGGCGTAGACATATGGACGATCCGGGACCAACTCGTAGATCTTGGGTATGACCAGAACCGGGCGGAAATGATCGCCCGGACAGAGTCTATGTATGCACTCAACGAGGGGGCGAAAGAGTCATACCGTGAGGTCGGGATCGAATACGTCAAATGGCTGACCAGTTATGACGACCGGACCTGCACCGAGGAGAACGGGCCACCGATCGAACTGCCTGACGGGTCGGTGGTGTATGGGTGTGAGGCCATGGACGGCAAGATCTTCAAAATAGACGAGTGCCCGGCGATTCCCGTACATCCGAACTGCCGATGCGCAATTTCAGCCTCACGCGGCCCGGAGGATTACTAAATGGCATCAGGCCAACCGTTCAGCGAGGACGAGAAACAGTTTATTCGTGACAACTCGGGGAAAATGAGTAACGGTATGATCGCCCAGGAACTCGGGAAACGGTTTCCTCAGGACAACAACGGGTACAGGTCCTGGAGGTCGGTCCGGTCGTTTGTGTACCGTGAGGCCGGCAAATCCCTCACACTCACGATCCGGGTCAGAGCCGAGACCGTGCAGAAAGCCCGAACGGCTGGCCTGACCATGGAAGAGATCCTGCAGGTTGCCCGCGAAGCGGTTGAACACCAACTAAAACAGGCCGGTAAATTTTAATCGTTCGTGGTCAATATACAAACTGCCTGAAGTTGCAGCTAAATAATATTGTGACAACATAGTATTGCATGGGCACTTCTGCCGTTTTTGGTACCGCTGTTTTTGGCCAGGCTGTTTTTGGTATTTCGATGAGACAAAATACCCCGTACGTCAGCCTGGCAGATTATGTCTCGGCTGTTGAATCAGTTGACGACACGGCATATATGGCGACGTTACCGTTTCGCGAAGCAGGCACCAGACGGCAGAAATTATTGTTAATACAGAGTGGATAAAATGGCATGGGACGATACGAAAGTCGATAATACAGACATTCTGCACGCTGCCGACTATAACGAGATTGTAAGCCAGGTGAAAAGCAAAATAGCCGCTACAGATGTCACATACGAAAACCTGAACGCCAACGGCGATGTCGGAACGACATCCGGGACTGTCTGTGCAGGTGATGATTCCCGGCTGTCTGATAGTCGGACACCGACCAGTCACGGTAACGAGGCTCACTCATCTGCGTTTTTGTCTGCGATAGATATACACGGAGCAACGCCAGAGACCGCTATTGCTGACGATGACGAGATTCTGATCTATGACGCATCTGCATCGGCGAATCGGAAAATGACCCGCGCAAACTTCCTTGATGGAATATCAGCAGTTGGGGCATTCACTGATTTAACTGATACTCCAGCAAGTTACAGTGGTTATGATGAAACA